CTTCTTCAACTGCGCGCCGCCGTGATCGCAGCGGTCAAGACGGCCCTGCCGGGCTTCAGCGTGGAAGGCCATCTGGGCCGCTTCACCCCTGCCGACCTGAACCGTTTCCTCCTGGCCGCCCCGGCCGTGCGCGTGGCGATCCTCGGCCTGACCGACACCATGCGGACCGGCGAGGACGGCGAGCTGCTGGACGGCGTGGCCAAGCTCGCCCTCTACGTCGTGACCCGTGACCAGGGCGTCCGGCTCGGACGTGAGGAGATCGCCGTCGCAGCGGTCGAACGTCTCTGCCTGATGGCCACGGGCGCGCGCTGGGGGCTGAACTTCGCCCACCCCGCCGACGCACCCACCGCCCAGACCCTCTTCAACGACGAAACCCTGGCCAAGGGCGTGGCCCTGTGGGCCATCGAGATCAACCAGCCGGCGCGCCTCGGTCTGCCGGATGACCTGACCGATCCGGAGAACCCGTTGCGCGAACTGTTCGTGGGCGTGGCGCCGGAAATCGGCGCGCCGCACAGGGATGACTACATCGGCCCCATCGACCTCTCCGACGGGGAGGCGGCCGATGTCTGACGCCTTCGCCAACGCCGATACCGCCAACCGGCTGGCCAATCTGATCCGCTTCGGCCACCTGACCGAAATCGACCTGACCTCGACCCCGGCCAGCGCGCGCGTCGAGTTCGAGGAAGGCTGGGTCTCCGACTTCCTGCCTGTCTTCCAGATCTACGCCGGTCGGGTCAGCGCCTGGTCCGCCCCCCGGCCGTATGAACAGGTCATCGTCTTCTCGCCTTCGGGGGAAGCCGCTGCCGGCGTCGCCCTGCGTGGCCTGAACTTCGACGGCCGTCCCGCGCCCTCGGCCGAGGACCTGCTGACCGTCCTGGCCGAATGGGAAGACGGCGCCGCAGACCGTTACAACGAAGCGGACAGGACCCGCACCCTCACCGTGCCGGCGGGCGGCAAGCTGCATCTGATCGCCGGGGCGGCCACGGTGAAGATCGAGGATGGCGTGATCCTGATCGACGGCGCGGGCGCCCCGGTCCTGGTCAAGGGCGATCCGATCACCCTGGACGGCCCGGTCAACCTGGGCGGATCGGGCGGCGCGGCCGTGGCGCGCGTCGGCGACAGCGTCGTGGCCGGCAAGATCGCCACCGGCTCCAGCACCGTGAAGGCGTCGTAATGGCGTCCTCAGGCCTGCTTCTGGATGACTTCGTGGGCGTCTCGGCCGTGACCGGCGAGACGATCCGGGGCGAGGCGCATCTGCGCCAGTCCATCACCGACATCCTGTCCACCCCCATCGGCTCGCGCGTGATGGACCGGGACTACGGGTCGCGGGTCCCCTCGCTGCTGGCCGCGCCCATCAATGCCGCGACCGTCGCCGACCTGGTCGCCTCGACCGCCGAGGCGATCCGGCGGTGGGAACCGCGCGTGGTGCTGAAACGCGTCGCCATCCAGGGCGCCGAGGTCGGCCGCCTGTCGATGGACCTCGTCGTCATCATCAAGGGCCGCACCGTCCTGCTGGAAGGGGTGATCTGATGGGCCGCAGCGTCATCGACCTGTCGCGCCTGCCGCCGCCCGACGCGGTCAAGCCGCTCGATTTCGAGGCGGTGTGGAATGAGATCGTGGCCGATGTGGTCGCGGATGTTCCCGAGGCTGCGCCGGAACTGGCCCTGAAGAGCGCCATGATGGTCAAGGTCGGTCGGGCCTTCGCCTATCGGCTGATGCTTGAAGTGAACAGGCGAAACCAGGCCGTCCGCGCCGTCATGCCCGCTCTGGCGACGGGCGCCGACCTCGACCAGATCGGCGTCATCGTCGGCATCCAGCGCCTGGTGATCGACGCGGGCGATCCGGCCGAGGGCATAGGGCCGACCTATGAGGACGACGACGCCTTCCGTCGTCGCTTCATCATGGCGCCCGAGGGCTATTCGGTCGCCGGACCGGCCGGTGCCTATGAGTTCCACGCCCTGTCGGCCGATGGCGAGGTGCTGGACGCCAGCGCCGTCAGTCCCGAGCCGGGCGAGGTGGTGGTGACGATCCTGTCCCGCGTGGGCGGCGGGGCGGCGTCGCCGGCCCTGCTGGACAAGGTGACTGCGCGCGTCTCGGCCGACGACGTGCGCCCCCTGACCGACTTCGTCACCGTGCAGTCCGCAACCATCAAGACCTATGCTATCCGCGCCAAGGTCTGGACCTTCAGCGGTCCCGATCCGGTCGTTGTCGTCGAGAGCGCCCAGGCCACGGCCGAGGCGTTCGCGTCGGACAATCACCGGCTCGGCCGCGACGTGAACCTGTCCAGTCTCTATGCCTCCCTGACCCGCTCGGGCGTCCAGCGGGTGGAACTGGAAGAGCCCCTGGCCAACATCGTGTGCGACGACACCGAGGCCGCCTTCTGCACGGGCGTCATCCTGACTCACGAGGGTCTGGATGAGTGATCCGCAAACCCTCCTGCCGTCGTCAGCCTCGCGTCTGGAAAAGGCGCTGGAGCGCGCGCTCGCGCGCCAGTTGGCTGAACTGCCGACGCCGATCCGCGACGCCTGGAACGCCGATGTGATCGAGCTTGAACAACTGCCCTGGCTGGCGTGGGGCGTCGGCAAGCGGACGTGGAACGCCGAATGGCCCGAGGCGATCCGCCGTTCCATCGTCCGCACCGCCATTCCGACCGCCCGGCGCATGGGCTCGGTCCAGTCCGTCCGGGACATCGTCGCGGCCTTCGGCGGCCAGCTCGCGATCCGGGAATGGTGGGAGCTGTCGCCCAAGGGCCCGCCCTTCACCTTCTCCATCGTCCTGACCCTGAACGGTCAGACGGGCGAGGCCGTCACGGCCCGCTTCGTCGAGGAGGTGGTGGCCGAGATCAGCCGCGCCAAACCGGCGCGCGCCCACTTCACCTTCACCCAGGGTCTGTCGTTCGCGGGGGCCGCCGCCATCGCGGGCGGCGTCCGCCCGACCGTCATCCGCCGCCTTGAGCTTGAGCAAACCGCCTGATGTCAGCCCTTCCTCTCGTCATCACCACGGCCGGCCTTCAGGCGTTGATCAACGCGTCGAACACAGGCGTCAGCAATGTGGTCATCGCCCAGTTGGGCGTTTGCCCGACGCAGGTCGCGGTCTCGGCCGCCACGACCTCGATTCCTGGCGAGATCAAGCGGCTGGGCGCCGTCGCCGGCCAGGTGGTCAGCGAGGACACCTTCTATGTGTCCGCCACGGACCAGTCGGCCGACACCTACGCCGTCCGCACCATCGGCCTTTATCTGGCGAACGGGACCCTGTTCGCCGCCTACAGTCAGGCCGCGCCGCTGGTCGAGAAGGCCGAACCATCCATGGTGGTGCTGGAAGCCTCGGTGAAACTGGCGGCGCCCCTGGCCGGGGTGCTGGAGTTCACCGGCGGCGGTTGGCTCAATCCCCCGGCTTCGGAGACCGTGGCCGGGGTCCTGCGACTGGCGACGGTCGATGAAGCTCTCGCCGGCGCCAATCACTCCCGGGCCGTCACGCCCAAGGGCCTGAAAGCCGTGCGCGACGCCATCCTGGCGACCGTCCAGGCGAGCATCGACGCCCTGAACTCGGCGCTCGCGGGGAAGGCCAACACAGCGCACCAGCACGGCGCCGGCGACGTCACTTCCGGCGTCTTCGCAGAGGCGCGCATTCCCGACCTGGGCGTCAACCGCATCACGGGTCTGGTCAGTTCGCTCGCGGGGAAGGCCGCCGCCGCCCACGGCCACGCGATGTCCGAGATCGCCGGGCTGGTCTCGGCCCTCGCCCTGAAGGCCGCGCTGGATGGTCCGACCTTCACCGGGAACGTCTCAATCCCCTCGACGAATGTCATCCGCAAGGAATCGGCGGGCGGGGGTGAGGGCGGTCAGCTCACGCTGGAGCGGCCGGATGTCAGCACCCTGGTCGGCAACGTCGTGGTCGATGTCAACGGCTCGATGCTCAGGGTCTTCGAAGACGGCGGATCGAACCGGGGCTTCCGCCTTGATCTGGCGCTCGCGGCAGGCGGCGCCGCCAGCACGATCTGGCACACGGCCAACTTCAACCCGGCGGAGAAGGCGGCGGCGATCCACAGCCATGACTGGGCGCAGGTCACCGGCAAGCCCGACCTCGCGATCCAGATGCAGGCCGTTCGCTTCGGCTCCGTTCGCATCGGCTCCGGCAACGCGATCATCTATTCGGACGAGGGAACCAGTCGCCTCGTTCTGCAAGCCGGCGCGCCCGGCGCGGAGCGGTACTTCAGTTTCGGCGACGACGGGGGCTTCAACAGCCATAACGGCCCGCTGCGCAGCCAGGGGGCGGACGTCTGGCATGCCGCCAACTTCAATCCCGACGACCGGGTTGCGGTGTTCAGCACCAATCTCGGCCGCACCGGCGCCGGCCCTCTGGTTCAACTGACCCGCGCAGCTTTCGCCGCGACGCCCACCGGCTTCTCGATCATGACGGCGCCCAACAGCGAGGTCGCGCCGCTCCCCACCTACGGCTACATCCTCAAACACGCCCGCCGTGACAATAGCAACGGCTGGGCCGGCACCTGGATCAACTTCCCGGGTGGCGGCGTGCCCCTGCGCGCCTTCTTCGGCTCTGCGCCGGATGCAGACACCGCCCCCGACTGGGCCGAGGTCTGGACCAATCTGAACTTCAATCCGGCCGACAAGGCCGCCGCGATCCACAGCCATGACTGGGCGCAGGTCACCGGCAAGCCCTCGTGGGTGGACCCGAACGCCTACACCCTGGTCACCGGCGACAAGAGGTTCGTCACGCCGGTCGCGCGGTCGATTCACAATGGCGACGCTGACGGCGGACGCGGCGCCCTGGAAGTCCAGGCCGCGCCGGGCGGCGCCGCCTACATGACCTTCCACCGTCCGGGCTACCAGGCCGCCTATTTCGGCCTAGATACGGACGGCAACTTCAGGGTCGGCGGCGCCTCCATGGGCATGCAGTCCTTCCTGCTGTGGCATTCCGCCAACTTCAATCCGGCCGATAAGGCCGCCGCCGTGCACAGCCATGACTGGGCGCAGGTGACGGGCAAACCCGCCTGGGTGGACCCGGCCGCCGAATCCCTGATCACCGGCTACAAACAGTTCACCGTCACCGGCTCCAAGAGCATCGCCAACGGCAACGATGATGGCGCGAAGGGCGCTGTCGAGGTGCGCGGCAACGCCGGCGGCGCCGCCTACATGACATTCCATCGGCCGGGCGTTCAGGCGGCCTTCTTCGGCCTGGACACGGACGGGGAATGGAAGGTCGGCGGCTGGACCATGGGGTCTGTGTCCTACCGGGTCTGGCATGCGGCCAACTTCAACCCGGCCGACAAGGCGGCGGCGGTCCACAGCCATGACTGGAGCGAGGTCACCGGTCGTCCGAACCTCGCCGTTCAGGATCAGACGGTCCGCTTCGCCTCCGTCGCCCTGGGCGCTGGCGGCGGTGCGATCTATTCGGACGGCGGCACCAACAACGTCATCGTGCGCACCGGCGCGGGCGGCGACTTCAGGTTCTTCAGCTTCGGCGACGACGGCGCGTTCAACAGCCATAGCGGTCCGGTGAAAAGCCAGGGCTCGCCGGTCTGGACCGAGGCCAACTTCAACCCCCACGCCAAGGCCAATCTGTCATCCCCGGCCTTCACCGATGTGCCGACCGCCCCAACGCCGGCGCCGGGCGACAACTCGACCCGACTGGCGACCACGGGATTTGTCCAGAATGCGGTGTCTCGAGCGACGTCGTCGGGGTTCGTTGATTTTTACGCCGGCGATGTCGCGCCGGAAGGCTGGCTTCCGGCGAACGGGGCTGCGATTTCGCGCACAACCTATGCTGCCCTCTTCGCGGCCATCGGCGTTCGGTTCGGCGCTGGCGACGGCAGTACGACATTCAATATTCCGGATGGTCGCGGCGAATTCTTCCGTGGCTGGGACGCCGGCCGTGGCGTTGATCCCGGCCGAGCCCTCGGTAGCTGGCAGGACAGCCAGAACCGCGAACACCAGCACGACTATCTTCAGGTCGCGTCGGCCGACCTGTTCGCCGCCGGGACACAGGGTGGTCCGTGGACTTTCGGAACCGAGGCGACGTCGCCGTCAGGCGGCGCTGAGGCCCGGTCGCGCAACATCGCCTTCCTCGCCTGCATCAAGATCTGAGAACGCCCATGCAAATCCACCACTATGATCCCGCGTCCGGTCTCTACCTCTATGCCGGCGCCGCCCAGCCCGATCCGATGGAACTGGACCGTGCGCGGCGCACCCTTCTGGCGACACGTGAGGCCAAGGCCTGCTCCGACTACGCCAAGGCGCTGAAGGCCGGGATCGCGCTGGAGGCGGCCGAGGCCGCGCTCTCCGAGGCGCGCGGCCTGGCGGCGGCGGCGGTCGAGGCGCTGGAGCCCGCGCACTGGCTGATCCCGGCTCACGCGACGGCCTCGGCGCCGCCGGCTGTCGCGGCCGGCCAGCAGCTCCGGTTCATCGACGGCGGCTGGCGGGTCGAGGCTATTCCCGAGCCCGAACCGGTCGAGGAGCCGGAGCCGCCGGAGCCGACCGAGGCGGACCTTTCGGCTGCGGCCCGCCGGCGCCGGGATACCGAGATCGCCGGCCTTCGCTGGGTGATCGAACGGCACGCGGACGAGACGGCGCTGGGCCTCGACACCACCCTGAGCGCCCCAGCCTTCACCACCCTGCTTCAGCACGTCCAGGCCCTGCGCGACGTGCCCCACCAACCCGGCTTCCCGGCCGATATCGCATGGCCGGTCCTTTCGACCGCGCCCAACACGGAGAACACCTGATGTCCGACTACCTGCATGGGGTCGAAGTCCTTCACCTGACGGACGGCGCCCAGACCGTGACCGCCAAGTCCACCGCCGTCATCGGCATCGTCGGCACGGCGCCCTTCGCCAACGCCGCCGCCTTTCCCCTCGACACGCCCGTCCTGATCACCCGCGCCACGGCGGCGGCCGCCCTGACGGCGACCCTGCCGGCCAACTCTGCGGCCGGCGCCGAGGGTTCGTTGCCCCTGGCCATCGCGGCCATCTATGACCAGGTGCGAACCCCCATTGTCGTGGTGCGGGTCGAGGCTGACGCCGATCCCGCCGATCAACTGGTCAATGTCGTTGGGGCGGCGGCCGAAAGCACCGGCGTCTATGCCCTGCTGGCTGCCCGCGCCATGACGGGCGTGAAGCCGAAAATCCTGATCGCGACCGGCTTCACCCACCAGCAGACCGGCGGCGCCGCCAATCCCGTCGTCATGGCCCTGCGCGGCATCGCCACGCGCCTGCGGGCCGTGGTGGTGGCGGACGGCCCCAGTGACACGGATGCGGCGGCCTTGGCCAAGGCGGCGCTGGAAGGCGGCGAGCGCGTCTATCATGTCGATCCGACCGTGGGCGTCCTGGACCGCACGGGCGTCATCGCACAGCGCCCGGCCTCGGCCCACGTCGCGGGCGTCCTCGCCCTCAGCGATCAGGAGCGCGGCTTCTGGTGGTCGCCGTCCAACCGCACCCTCAACGGCGTCGTCTCCATCGGCCGTCCGATTGAGTTCAGCATGAGCGACACGGCCGCCAGTTCCAACATCCTCAACGGCGGCGGGGTGGCCGTGATCGTCAATGAGGATGGCTTCCGGCTGTGGGGCAACCGCACCAAGGGCGCCGACGACGGCTATCCCTTCCTCGCCCAGCGCCGGACCGTGGACACCCTGTTCGACGCTGTGGAAGCCAGCTTCCGCTGGGCCATGGACCGCCCCTTCAGCCTGAACCTGCTGGATGAGGTCAGCGGGTCCCTGGAGGCCTATCAGCGCGACCTGAAGCTGCGTGGGGCGATCATCGGCGGCCGGGTCTGGATCGACCCGGAGCTGAACACCGAGGCGACGTTCCGCGAAGGCCAGCTCTTCGTGAACCTGGACGGCGAACCCTCTGCCCCGCTGGACCGCCTGACCTTCCTGTTCCGCCGCGAGACCGGCTACTACGCCGAACTCGTCTCCGGCGCTTCCACCCCCCAAGCGGCCTGATCGGCCACGCCCGGAGACTGAACCATGACCCGACAACTCCCCCGGTCCATCAAGGGCTACACCAGCTTCATCGACGGATGGGGCATGGCCGGCGTCACCACCGGAGGCAAGCTGCCCGTGGTGAAGATCAAGACGGAAGCCTACCGCGACGGCGGCATGGACGGCGAGGAAGACCTCGACTTCGGCACCGAGAAGCTGGAAGCCGAGCTGACCTACTCCGAGCTGTCGCCGACCGTCCTGACGGCGGTGGGCGGCCACGACAAGCCCATCACCCTCCGCGGTTCCATGGAAGGCGAGACCGGCCAGACCCTGGCTGTCGTCGCCCAGATGCGCGGCCTGGTCACCGAAGGCGATCCCGGCGAGTGGGGCGACCCGAAGAAGGGCGAGGTCAAGCTGAAGCTGACGCCGCACTACTACCGCCTGACCATCGGCGGCGTGGAAATCTACGAAATCGACGTCCGCGCCGGCGTCCGCCGGATCGGCGGCGTCGATCAGCTCGCGCAGCGCCGCGCCAACCTCGGCCTGTAAGGAGGGCCGCCGTCATGACCAGCAAAACCTTCGATCTGGACCATCCGTTCGAGTTCAACGGGACCCATATCGCCGCCATCGCCCTGCGCCGACCCAAGGGCCGGGAGGTGCGAAAAATGCAGAACGGATCGGGTTCCGCCATCGATCGCTCGTTCGAGATGATGGCCAACCTGGCCGAGGTTGAGCCGGCCCTGTTCGACGACATGGACGCGGCCGACATCCGCAAGATCGACGCCTGGCTCAACACCATCCTGGGGGAGTGATCGACGGCGGGCGTATGGAGGCGATGCAGGAGGTCATCGCCTTCGCCTATGGCTGGACGCCCGACGTTCTCGACGACCTCACACTGGACCAGCTCGAACTCTGGCAGGCGAGGGGCAAGGAACGGATCGCGTTCATGGCCCGCTCGCGCTGCTCCCTCGGATAGATCATGAAGACCTTCGTCGCCGCCCTGACCCTGCGTTTCATGGACCGCCTGTCCGGTCCGTCGCGCAGCGCGGTTTCGGCCATCGGCCAACTGAACCGCGCCCAGGAGATGGGAAGGTCCGCATCCTCTCGCTGGAGCGCGGGCCTCGAAGAACTGGACGCCAGGCTGAACCGCCTGGCGTCCGCCTCGCTGGTCACGGACGGCATCGGTCGGGCCGGGGAAAAGCTGATACAGCCCCTGCGCGCGGGCGTGGCGGCGGCGGCCGAGTTTGGTCAGGGCATGACCGGCATCGGCATCACCGCCCAGATGACCGACCGCCAGTTGCAGCCGATGCGCCGCACGATCCTTCAAACGGCGCGTGAGATCGGTGCGCTTCCGGGCACGGTCCAGGCCACCTTCGGGGCTGTGCTGGCGGAAGGCGTCTATACGACGGAAGCCGAACTCACTCGCGCGGGCGTGGCCATGGCCCGGTTCCAGCGCCTTCAGGCCGTCATGGGCGAACCCCTGTCCGACCAGGAGGCCGGTTCGTTCTCGGCCGCCATGGGCTCCAGCCTGAAGCTCCGGGCCGATCAGCTCGAAGGCGCCAATGCAATGGTGAATCGTTCGGCCCAGCAGGGCGGGGTGAGCGGCGCGACACTGGCGCGCTATCTGCCATCGCAAACGGGGGGTCTGGTGGCTCTGAAATTCGCCACCGAACGAGGGCTGGCCGACCTCCTCACGGCCAACCAACTGGCGAAGCGTCTTGCCGGCTCCAGCGACCAGGCGGGGACCAACATTTCGAACCTGATGGGCAAACTTGCGAGCAAGGATGTCCTGAAGAACTTCTCCGAAGCTGGGATCAATCTGGAAGCGCGGATTAAGGAGGGCGTTGAACGGGGGATTTCGCCGCTTGAAACCATCGCTCAGTTGACCCGTGACGCCACGCAAGGCGACCAATTCAAGATCAACGAATTGCTCGGTGATGTCGAAGCCCGCAACGGCCTGATGGCGCTCGTCCAGAACTTCGACGAGTTCCGGGCCATGAGCCGTGAGCTTCAGTCAGACGACGTCCTGGCCGGATACTTCGCCGACCTCGAACGCTCCATGCAGGGGCCGGCCGCCGCCTTCGGCCGCTACACCTCCGGCATGTCGCGCATGGGGATCGCGGTCGGCACGATCCTCGCGCCGGCCGTGGGGAAGGCGGCCGACGCCCTGAGCGGCATCGCCGAGTGGATGTCGAACGCCAGCGAGAGCGGGTCGGCGCTGGCCAAGGTCGCCGTCTGGGCGGTGGCGGGCTTCGCCGGGTTCGCGGTTGTGGCCGGTGCGGTCGGCCATGCCGTCGTCGGCGTCCTCGGCCCGATGCTGATCATGAAGACCCTGTTCGGATCGCTGGGCGGGGCCGCGTTCAAGGCCGGCGCGGCGCAGGTCATCGGCGGGCTGGCCCGGATGCGTATCGGCATGGCGGCCTTCAACCTGACCATGCTGGCCAATCCCGTGGTTCTGGCGGTCGCGGGCGCGGTCGCCGCCATCGCCCTGGTCGCCGTCGCGGTGCGCAAATACTGGCAGCCGATCACGGCCTTCTTCGGCGGCGTGGGGCAGGCGCTGGGGGAGGCTTTCGGCCCGTCGCTGGCCGCCATCGGCGCGGCGCTCGCGCCGCTGAGGCCGCTGTGGGACGGGCTGACCCGCGCCGTCTCCGGCTTCTTCGGTTGGGTTGGTCGACTGATCCAGCCGATGCAGGCCACGCAGGACCAGCTCGACGGTGCGACCAACGCTGGCCGGAGCTTCGGCCGGATGCTGGTGACCGTCTTCAACTATTCCCCGGTCGGCCTGTTTGTCAGCTCGATCCGCGCCGGGTTCGGGGCGGTCAGGACGGTCATGGCATGGCGGCCGATGGAGACCCTGCGCTCTGCCTGGTCGGGCCTGACGGGCCTCGGCCGGAGCCTGCTGGAAGGGGTGACTGAGGCGGCCCAGCAGGGCCTTCGCCCGTTGCGGGCGCTCATGTCGTGGCGGCCTGCCCCGGCGATCCAGGCGGCGTGGTCGGATCTTTCTGGTCTGGGCCAATCCATGATGCGCGGGCTCGCCCGATCGGTTCAGGCGGGCCTCGGGATGATCCGGGCGGTGATGGTCTGGCGTCCTGCGGCCGTCATCCGGTCGGCGTGGTCGGGTCTTGCCGGTCTGGCCCGATCCGTGATGCGCGGGCTCGCCCGATCGGTTCAGTCGGGCTTCGGGATGGTCCAGGCGGTCATGGCCTGGCGTCCTGTGGGCGTCGTCCGGGCGGCGTGGGCGGGTCTCGGCGAGACGATCTGGTCGTTGATGCAGGGCCTGACCGCTCCCGTTCAGGCGGGCCTTGGCCAGCTTCGGGCGATCCTGAACTGGCGCCCGGCGTCCGTCGTTCGGGCAGCCTGGTCGGGTCTCGGCGGCGTCTCTCGCGTGTTGATGCAGGGATTGGCCGATTCCGTTCAGTCCGGCGTTCGCCGTCTTCAGTCGATGATGGGCTGGCGGCCGGCGGACATGGTCCGCACGGCGTGGTCCGGCCTCGGCGCCTTCGCCCGCCCGCTGATGCGCAGTCTGGTCGTCTCCATCCAGTCGGGGTTCCGTCTGGTTCGCGCGGTGCTGGCGTGGCGGCCGATGGACACCTTGCGCGTGGCCTGGTCCGGCGTGGCCGGCTTCTTCGGCGGGCTTCAGGCCCGGTTCGCCGGGTTCGGCCGGGCGTTGATGCAGGGTCTGGCCGGCGGCATCCGCTCGATGCTGGGAGAGGTGCGCGACAGCGTCCTGACCACCGCCTCCTCGGCCGTCAGCTGGTTCAAGGCGCGGCTGGGCATCCGTTCGCCCAGTCGGGTGTTCGCCGCCCTCGGCCGAGACACCATGGCCGGCCTGACGCTGGGGTTGGATCGGTCCGGCCGGTCGGCGGTCGGGAGCATCGCCGCCATCGGCATGGCCATGATCGGCGCCGCGACCGGATGGCCTGAAGCGGCCCCGCCGCCGTTCGGGGCTGCGGCCACGCCGCCCGCCGCCCCGGCCGAGGCGTCGGCCTCTTCGCGCGCTTCCGGTGCGCCTGTGATTACGATCACCGGCGCCCTGCCGCCGTTCGATCCGGGCAATGATCCGCGCGACGGGAGAGGGCCGCCTCCGGCAGCGGGCGCGACGGCCTATCCACGCGTCCAGATCGACAGCCTGACCATTCAGGTCACCGTTCAGGGCGGCGGCGCGGGCGACGCCCGCACCCTCGGCCGCCAGATCGGCCGCAACGCCGCCGACGCCTTCCGCGCCCGCCTGTTCGACGAGGCCTGAGATGAGCGAAGTCCTGATGACCCTGGGCGACATCCGCTTCTCGGTGACCGAGGGCGCGTATCGCCAGTTGAGCCGGGTCCTTGAAATGCGGGTCGCCCGGATGGAGCGGGCGGGCGGCCAGGCCGGCCGGCAAATCCTGGGCGAGGATGAAACCGTCGAGCTGGAAGGCGTCTGCTATCCCACTCACCGTCACGCCCTGGACCGCCTGGACAGCTTCCGGGCGCTGGCGCGCGCCAAGAAGGCCGCCATGCTGACGGACGGTCGAGGACAGGTCTGGGGTGAGTTCGTCATCGAGCGCGTCGAGGAGCGGGGCGACGAGTTCCTGTCCAACGGCGTCGCCCAGCGCCAGGATTTCCGCATCTCGCTTGGCGCAGTTCCGCAGGAGGCCGTATGAGCCGCCAGATGACGACCCGTCAGGGCGATGTCGTCGATCAGATCGCCCTTGAGTTCTACGGCCGCACCGCCGGGGCCGCCGAGGCCGTTCTGGACGCCAACCCGCACCTTGCGGCCTTGCCGGCGACGCTGCCGGCGGGCGTGACCGTGATCTTGCCCGAGCTGGCCGCCACGCCCGTCGCAGCAAGGGTGCGGCTGTGGGACTGATCGCACCGGATTTCCGCCTGACCATCGGCGACGCCGACTACACGGCCCGCGTCCGCGCACGTCTCCAGTCGATCACCGTCACCGACAACTCCGGAGAGGAATCGGACACTCTGGTCATCGTCCTGGATGATGCGGGCAATGAGATCGAGAGCCCCCGGCGCGGGGCCGTTCTGGGCGTGTCGCTGGGCTATGCAGGCGGGGAACTGTTCTACCTCGGACGCTTCACCGTGGATGAATGCGAACCTTCCGGCCCGCCCGACATCCTGACGATCCGGGGCAAGGCCGCCGACATGCGGGAGGGCCTGAAGGCGCAGAAGTCGCGCGCGTTCAGGAACACCACCATCGGGGCCATTGTCGCGCGGATCGCCGAAGAGAACGGCCTGATCCCCGCTGTCGCGGCCGATCTGGCCGGCCGGGCCATCCGGCATCGGGATCAGGCCAACGAGAGCGACCTGCATTTCCTGACCCGCCTCGGCCGGGATCATGGCGCCGTCGCCGCGCCCAAGGATGGCCGGCTGGTTTTCGCCCCCATCGCCACGGGCCTGTCGTCGTCCGGCCAGGCGCTTCAGGGCATCACCCTGGACAGGGCGCGGGGCGACTTCATCTCATGGAAAGTTCTGACGGCTGACCGGGAGGCGCATGGGTCTGTGCGCGCCCGCTGGCGAGACGCCTCGGGCGGTCGAACCCGTCTCGTCACCGCCGGGTCGGGCGAGCCTTCCAAGACGCTGAGGCATGTCCACCCGACCGACGCGGCGGCCCGGGCGGCGGCCGAGGCCGAACTGGCGAAGTCCAGGCGAGATGAGAACGGGGTAGAGCTGGAGATCGAGGGCCGAGCGGAAATCGTGGCCCAGACCCCCGTCACTGTCGTGGGCCTGCGGACCGAGCTGGCGGGGGAATGGATCGTCGAGACGGTCGAGCATGCCGCCGACTTCACCGGCGCAGGCTTCACCAGCCGGATCACCGGCCGCCGCAAGGCGGCATAG